GGAGTGAGCCAAAAACCCCCGAAAGAGGGAAACCCCCCAAAGGGAAAGAAAAAAAGGGTTAGCCTGCGCCGGCCCCCCAGACTTTCCCCCCCAAATGGGTGGGGGGGGGGGGGGGGTAATGTGTTGTTTCCTATCGCTTTACGCTAGTTGTTTTTTCTACGCCAGAACGTCGATTTTTTTGGACACTCGGTTGCGGAGGGTGGCGAGCATGTCGCGCTCGGTCATGCCAAGCGCCCACTTCGGCCGGAGTTGGTAGTGGGGCTCGTCGTTAAATTTCCAGCGGCCTCCCCACTCGAATCCGAGGGATTCGCCTAGGGGTCCGATCTCGCGATAGAATGGGTGGTCGCCGTGGTAGGTCTTGCCGTCTTTGGAAAATACGGCGACATCGAGAGCCAGTGAGTAGTTGTGCATGGAGGCCCCACCGCTGGAATTTGTTACCCTAGGGCCGGGCGCGGTGCGGCCTTTAGCGTAGAGGGCGTCTTGCTCGGCCCATGTGCGGAGGCCACAGATGCACTTGACGTCTAGGTTGAGCGGCGCGGCAAGCTTTTTGGCTGCGAGGATAAATGAGGCGGCGCGGGCGTACACATCCGGATGCAGAGTGGAGAGGTTGCGCTCGGATCTTTCGTCTAGGTTCATTTGATCATTTGTCGCGGAGGAGTTTGGCTTCGCCGTATTTCTGCCATGCAAAGGCCATGCCGTTGTCGCCGGGCGATTCTGGTGGCGTGTGGGGAATGTATTTTGCGGAGAGAGCGAGCTGGAGGTTGCCGAGCTCGCCGATGCGGTCGCCGAATGGAGGGATGGGCACGTTGACGCAGGAGGTCAGGAATGCCATGCCCAGAAAGACGAAGGACAAGAGGACCATCAACAGCGCGATCCGGCGGGCGTTCATTTGCCTTTGCGGAGGACGTTGATGATGCCGACTAAACCGAGCCCGGTCGCCACGATTTGGTTCTGGATCTCTGGCTCGAGGTGCACGCCTGCCGCTGTGGCTAGCAGGATGAGCCCACGCCACGTTGAGTTCTGTGACAGCGAATCTATGATTTTAAGTAGGATGACCATACTATTGGGGGCGGGTGTCAAGTTTGCGCTCGACTCGCTCGATGACGGATCTGGCGCTGGCAATGACTGAGAGCATTTCGGAGTTGGCTGTTTTGAGGTGCTCCACAAACTCCTCTGTCTGTTTGTCCATGCGGGTTTGCAGCACGTCGAGGCGTCCGGTGAAGTAACGAAAAAGGGTGAATACGGCGGCGAGGCCGATGACGAGCAGGCAGACGAAGAGCCAGCGGTCGCTTTGACCGCTGGCGTAGTTCGTCAGATCGAGGATTTCCTTTTGCATTAGCTGTTAGCCTGGGCGATGAGATTTCCGACGATGGCCGTTGTGGCCACATTGGCGAGGCGGTCCGTGTTGAGTGCCGAGACTTTTGCAAGCTCCACAGCCAACTCTGATCGGACGGCGCTGGCATTTGCGGCTGCGGTCGGTGCTGTTGGGATGCTGTCGATCTTTCCGCCGACGCGCTCGAGATCGGCGCGGACTGCCGCGACGAGCGAGACTTCGGAGAGGTTCTGGTTTCCGATGGCGCCGACGATGGCGTTAAGGACCGCTTGCCCGTCTGCTTCGTTGAGGAGGCTGCCCTCGACTGCGGTGGCGATCTGTGCGGTGGTCGGGGCGGCGCTGTATGCCGAGCTTGCGAGTCTGCTTGATACGCTGGCGTCGAGATTGACGAGCTTTGTTGAGTTGCTGTCCATTTCCTGCCGGATGGCTGTGACCGTTGGCGCGGCACTTGGGGCTGTGTAATCAGCGGCAGCGAGTCTGGATGAGATGTTTTGATCCACTCGACCAAGCTCAGCCGAAAGCTCGGTGCGGACCTGGCTGGCGATGGCGATGGCGGTGGGGACCGTTGGCGCGTTGGTCAATGTGGTCGCGGTATCGACGAGTCCGCCGGTGATGGTGCGCGTTGCCGCGCCCCAGACTGCCGAGGCCACGGCGGCGGGATCAAGGACTGCCGTGCCAGTGCCGGACCCTACAGGGACTCCCAGACTAACTGACCCTGCGGCTGGGACGGCGCATGTGCCTGTCAGATTTCCGCTCGCGTAGACCGTGCCGCTGCGGACATCGCTTGGGACGGCTTGTCCGAGCGTGTTGTCGGCGGTGAACATATCGACATAGCCCCCGCTGCCGTTTAGTGCGAATCTGACTTTTGCTAATGTTGGAGTCGTGTTTAAAATAATTCTAGGAGCAGACACGGGTATTAAGCCATCAATCGCATGAATAAATGATCCACTTACGCGAACGGTAGCACTCGTAGAAGATACTGCATTTATGTTTGTTGCCGTTACATTTCCAATTATCGTGACAAGTCCCGTGCTAGTGTTCCACACCCCTTGAGCAGCCGTTCCCCCTGTAACATTGCCGATGATGTTTATTGCGCCGACAGAACTATTATTTATTCCGTAGCTTCCCCCTCCAGTTCCACCTACCAAGTTCCCCGTAAGATTAACGACTCCACCCGCGCTGTTGGTAAGCAACGGCGTTGATCCTCCTGCCCCAGATGCGGTGCAGTTGCCAGTTATAGTCAATGTGCCTGTGCTATTATTTGCAAAAGCGCGACCAGTATGCGTTCCAGCCGAAGTAACGATTAACGTGCCTGTGCTATTATTTGATACCCCAATAGCCGAACCTGTCACCGTCCCAACTATTGTCGCTGAGTTTGGCGAAGCTCCTGCATAATTTACGCAATTTGCCGAGCTGGCACTAACTGCGGAAGTTAATGTGACTCCATTGCTCATCGTAAACGATCCGTTTGCTGCCGCTGTTCCGCCCCCGACAAACGTCCCAGCATTTGCGGCATTTGTGACCAATGCGACATCCGCATCTATATCCACCGTGACCGTAAATGTATTTGAATATATGGAATGTCCAGCACCATTCGGAGGGACTGCACCGCCAGCCCATGTTGCTCCTGCACTCCAGAGTCCAGTTGCGATTGCGCGATAGTTTGCCATAACTTAAAGTCCTTTCGCGGTGATGTAGGTTTGGAGGGCGGCTTGGATCGCGCCCACGGCTTGCTGGGTGGCTTCGTCGCTTCCTGCCAGTGATCCGAGAGCGATGCCGATGGCGGCAGAGTCGGCGGTGATGACCTCGCCGTTTTCGATGCGGGTCGGGACAAGCCGCATGGCGACATTGGCGTCCGAAGTACCATCGCCGTTATACTTGCCGGTGATGGCCAAGTTGAGAGAAAATTTCGCGTAGGGTTTGCCGTCGATTTGGAGTGGGTTGGTAGCGTTCATGGTGTTTGGATTTTTGGGTTAGGAGTAAGAAAGGGATGTGCGGTTGCTCCACGCGCCGGTGGCGCTGGCTTCGGCGGTGACTTCGCCAGCGGCGTCGGTGGTGGTGCGGGAGATGTCCCAGAGGGCCGAGTCGTAGATGCTGCCGCTGTTTGGGAAGTCGGCGTAGGCGAGTTTGCCGTAGAAGAGATTTGATCCGATGATGTCGAAGACTTCGACTTTGTCGGGCACGGGACGAGTGCCGATGCGGAAGACGGTGCCGCTTGCGTCTTTCGAGTATAGGCAATGGTCGGCGAGGTTTTGGACTAGCTCTCCGACTGCGAGATCGCCAGCGAGTGGGATCTTGCCAAGGACGGAGGATTTTTTGGGTATGATTTGTGTGGCCATGTGGCTTGTTTATTTCGCGGTGGAGACCCCCGCGTGGCGAGGCGCTATGGAGCGCCCCGCCGGGGTTGGTTGGCTGGGTTAGTAGGTGCCGCCGTCGATGCTGGCCTCGAGGCTGTCCAGGCGTGCGTCGAGTGCGTCGTCTGCACTTGCGCGGGCTGTTGCCTCACTTGTGATGTTGGTCTGTAGGCTGGTGTCAGCACTGGCGCGGGTTGTCGCTTCAGCGGTGATGTTGCTTTGCAGCGTTGTGTCGGCGCTGGAGCGTGTGCTTGCTTCGGCGGTGATGTTCGACTGAAGAGTCGTGTCGGCGGCTGCGCGTGCGGACTCTTCGGTGTTGATGTCTGCTTCGGCTGCGGTGACGCGGGTAGCGAGTGCTGTCGCGGCGGACTCCACGGTGTCGATGCGGCCACCGAGGGCTGTGTCGGCACTGGTGCGGTTCGTGACTTCCGAAGCGAGCGCGGCGTTGTTGCTGGAAACGTAACCAGCGAAGGCGGTGTCGTTGGTCGCATCAACCGAGTTGATGAGGGTGACGATCTCGGCGAAAGTGTCGCTGTTTGCGCCTGCTGCGGAGAGGATCGCGTCGATACGGCCTTTTTCCGTGCTGATCTTGCCGTCGAGGGTCGTGTCTGCCGAGCTACGAGCGGAGGCTTCTGAGCTGATCGCGGCGGCGCGGTCTGTGAGCTCTTGTGCGAGTCCTGCGGCGATGCCACTTTCAGCACTTTGTGCCCGTGAAATTTCCGAATTCAGCGAGGAGGTGAGTGTCGAGTCGCCTGAGCTGCGAAGCGCTCCTTCAGCGGCTACGGCGTCACTGACGAAGGTCTTTTTTGAAAAGATGTGCTCGCCACCGATTGGCAAGACGCCTTCGGCTGTTCCGATGAAAAGTGACTTGTTTGTGGAGTCGAAGGCTACTTCCCCGACTTGAAGCGAGACCGGACTGCCGGAGCCGCGTTTGATTTTGATGATGGGATTAGGCATGGCTAATTAGGTGGTGTTTGTGGTTGGTTGGGTGTTCGTGGTAGGGAGATTGTCAAAAACTGCCGCAATCGATGATCGGGATCATG